GGGTTACAGGCGTGTTGGTGCTAACGGCTGCGTGAAGGTTCGCAGATAATTTTATGGCTACCAAGAACGGCAGAAAGGTTAAACTTAACAAGCCATTCAGGACTCCTGGTGGTCCTAAGAAGTCTGCGGTGTATGTTAAGACTCCGACCGGCAAGGTTAAGATTGTGCGTTTCGGTGACCCGAACATGAAGATTCGGAAGAACGAGCCTGGCAGAAGAAAGAATTTCAGGGCTCGCCACAACTGCTCCAATCCAGGTCCAAAGACCAAGGCTCGCTATTGGAGTTGCAAGGCTTGGTAACCCGTGTCTGTTTTTGACAAACTCACGGAGCATCCAATCATGCGGCTTCCGTCGCATGCGGAGATTGCTGAGTTGGTCAAGAAGAGTGGAGCAGACAGGGTTGCAGAGTTGCTTCAGCTTAGAGAAGACAAGATAAAGGCCGAAAGGGAAGACCCTTACAGGCACGGTTACGAGCCGTTTCATTTGAATGATGCGGACGACCTGCTTAAGAAGCACGATGAGTTGCTTATTTTGGGTGGAAACAGAGCTGGCAAGACGGAGTATGCGGCTAAGAGGGCTGTTTTTACACTTGTAAACAAGCCAAACGCCAGGGTTTGGTGTCTGCATACCACGTCCAAGTCGTCAATTGAAATGCAGCAGAACGTCATTTGGAAGTATCTGCCGCAGGAATACAAGACAGCCAAGAAAGGCAGGGTGACAAACATCCAGTACAGCCAGAAGAACGGGTTTTCGGATGCGTCATTTGTGCTTCCGAACGGGTCGCAGTGCTTCTTTATGAACTACGCCCAGGACAAGGTGGTCATCGAGGGTGGTGAGTGCGACTATATCTGGTGTGACGAGCTTGTTCCTCTGGACTGGATTGAAACTTTGAGGTATAGAACCACCACCAGGAGCGGGAAACTGCTTGTTACCTTCACACCAATCCAAGGTTACAGTCAAGTTGTCAAGGAGTATGTGTCTGGTTGCAAGTATCTGAAGGTTGACATTGCTGACTTGCTTGACCAAAGGGTGGTTCATGTTCCTGGGTGCCGCCCTGGGACTATGCCGTACATGTCAAAGTCGAGAAAAGGCAACCAAGCGACCATTTGGTTTCACTCCAGGTACAATTTGTACTCGCCTTACGAACAGATTGTCGATAGGTTGAAGGGAAAGACCCCTTATGAAATCAAGATTCGAGCTTACGGATGGGCTGACAATGTTGCTGGGGCCCAGTTTCCTCGATTTAGTGACGGGTGCGTCATTGAGCATGCAAAGATACCTGACGAAGGCACCAATTTTATGGCGGTGGACCCGGCAGGTGCACGAAACTGGTTTATTCTCTGGCTGCGTGTCGATAAAGATGGCAACAAATACGTTTATAGGGAATGGCCAGATATTTCGTTGGGTGAATGGGCGCTTCCTGACTCAAAGCCAGACGGAAAAGTCGGTCCAGCCCAGAATTCAGGTGCTGGGAGGGGCATTGACGAGTACAAAGAGCTCATTTTGTCACTTGAGGATGGAGAAACGATCGCAGAGAGGTACATTGACCCGAGGGCCGGGGCTACTCAGGCGGTTGGACGTGAGGGGGGAACTTCTCTGATTGACTTGTTGGGTGGTGGGGATGGCCCAATGCACTTTGACCCTGCCGCAGGGGTAAGACTGGAGCAGGGCATTGCCATTATCAACGACTGGTTTGCATATGATGTGACCCAGCCATTGTCACATATCAATCAACCTAAGCTTTTTATTAGTGACAATTGTCAAAATCTCATTTATTCCCTCAAGGAATGGACAGGCCGTGACAAAGAGTCAGGTGCATCCAAAGACCCAATTGACTGCCTTCGATATATTGCTGTAATGAATCCCGAACACGACACTCCCGAAACATACCGCTCCGTTGGTGGCGGTTCCTACTGATGAGCGAGTACGAGGACGATGAAGCCGAGAACGGAAGGGAGACAGGCGAGGAAAACGAGGCCGTTGACGCCCTTGCTTTCTACTCCGAAGAGCCTGACATTGCGGAATTGCGCGAAGAAATGCGCAGGTCTTTCTTTGACACGAATCAGTCAAGTTACGTCAACGACTCCGACAACATGCGGTTCTGCCGTTGGGATGGGCAGTCCGACGACGGAAAGAAGCACACTGAGAACCTCAATGAAGGGGAGCAAGCTTTCCCGTTTGAAGGTGCCTCGGACGTGCGGATCAGGCTGATCGACAAGACCATCAACCAGTTGGTTGTGCTGCTTATGACATCTTGGCAGCGCAGCAAGTTGCGCATCAGTGGCACGGAGATGGAGGACGCGCAGACCGCCAAGGCTGTCGAGATTCTTATTACTTGGCTTGTCGAGAATAAGCTTCGTGCCGACCTTGAGCGCGAGGCTGAACTGTGGGCTCAGTATGCACTTCAGTTTGGTTGGTCTGTTGCCCACGTTGGCTGGGAAAGAGGCTTGGGCACTAGGAAAATCAGCATTAGCATGCAGGACATGGAGCAACTTGCTCAGAATGGCGGTGCTATTGGCACGGCATACAAGCAGTTGCTTGAGAACGGCGAGAACGACATGACTGTAATGCTTGTCTGCACTGCGTTCCAAATTGACGAAAAGGAAGGCAAGCGTGTGGTCAAGGAGTTGCTTGAGTCTGGCAGCTCTGAGTTTGAAACAACCTATGTTCTTAAGAACCAGCCCATCGTTGTTGCCCTCAAGCCCTACGATGAGATTGCGTTCCCTCCCGAGACCCTGAACCTTCAGGACGCCAGAGTCATCTTCCGCAGAACATACATGACGGAAGTTGAGCTTCGTGGCATGGCCCAGGCCGAAGGCTGGGACGAGGAGTTTATCGAGGAGGCCATCAACACCGCTGGCAAGTCCGCCTGGGAACTCGCAGCGTCTTATCAACCTGCCGCCAACTGGACGACACAGAACTTCATGGAGAAGAACACGAACCTTGTTGAGGTCGTGTACGCTTACACCCGACAGATTGGCAAGAATGGCACTCCCTGCATTTATTACACGGTGTTCTGCCCGAACACCAGCGAGGATGTATATGCCAAGCACGAGATGCTTGAGTATGCACATGGAGACTATCCGTTTGTAGAGTTCCGCAGGGAGCGGCTCCGCAGGAACATAATGGAGTCCCGTGGAATTCCCGAGATTGTTTATACTGACCAGGAAGAAATCAAGGCTCAGCACGATTCGATTCGTGACCGCACTGCCTTTGAGACGATGCCCCCGCTTACCGTCAAGCGGCGCAACGGCACGCAAAACAGCATCAGTCCTGGTTGCTTGCTTCCTGTCAATGGCCCTGACGACTATAAGTTCCTGAGCCCTCCGACTGGAACGCCGCAGATTGCCTTTAACCTTATCGAAAAGGTTGAGGCTCGTGCGGCGGAATATTTCGGCATCTACCATCCTGCTGTTCCGCAGATTACAACCCAGTTGACACAGCAGTTTATTGTCAATAACTGGTTGCTTTCTTGGTCTCAGGTGTATCGCCAGTTGGTTGGACTGTCTCTTCAGTATATGAGTCCAGGTGAGGTTCAGCGTGTCACTGGTCTTCCTCTTCAGTTTGCAATCCAAGACATTGGCCAGATGTTTGACATTAATCCAAGGTTTGACGTCAGAGAGCTTGACACTGATTACGTTATCGAAAAACTCAAGAACATTGCCCAGTTTGTAATCCCCATGGACACAGGTGGGGTTATTGACAGAAATAAGATTGTTCAGAAGTTTATTGAGGCCATTGCTCCCGAATCCGCCAAGGAACTCGTTATCGACCAGGGCACCGCTTCCAACAAGCTTTACAAGGATGTCCAGAGCGACATCTCGCTGATGATGCTGGGCATGGAAGCCCAGTACGTCGAAAACGACCCTCAAGCCAATGCCAAAATACAAGCGCTCCAAGACATCCTCCAAAAGAACCCCAAGGCGATCCAAGCGAGCCAGCAAGATGGGGTGTTCCAGCAGTTGCTCGAAAACTACTCGAAGAACCTGCAAATGTCAATGATGCAACAGCAGAACAAGCAGATTGGAAGAACTGGGGTTACGCCGGTTGGTGACCAGTTCGCTCAACAGATGCAGCAGGGTGAGGACCCTAGCCAGCCTCAGCAATGACAAGGGAAAAGCTCCAGGAAACGCTGCTCTTTGAGCGGAGCGACATTTGGGACGCCGCTATCCATATGCTTGAAACTGGAGCCAGGATTGCGTCTGACTACGCTATTGACCCATCTCTGACGCCGGAAGCCAGGCACTATCACGCTGGCGAGGCTCACGGTTTTCAGTCCGCTTTAAATCTTCTGATTGACACAAGAGCCGAAGCGCTTGAACGTGCGAATCGAAAGGTCAAGCCTTAATTTCGCTTGACACAATGCTTTAGGGTGTTTACTTACATCCATAACAGTTCTGCGTTCCTGTCTGAACGCTGATTAAGAAATATATGGAAAACAATCAAGATAGTGGTCTTGACACAAAAACCACGGAAAACGATGTCGGTTCGTTTAACGAGGAAGGCCTTGCGGCTGTCCTCAGAAAGACCCTGTATGCCGATGAGCAGGGAGAGACCCAGCCCGAAACTCTGAATGAGGGCGAAGACCAAACGGAGGACAAGTTCGCCGAGGACACGAGTAACATCGTTTCCGAGGACAGCGAACCCCAGGCCGAGGATGGCGATACGGCTCAAGTTGAGCGTGTTGATGATGACGAAGAGCTGCCACGAGGCGTTCAGAAGCGAATCGATAAGTTGACTGCGTTTAGGAAGCAGGCTGAAGAGCAGGTTTCCGAACTCAAGAAGCAAGTTGACGAGCTTCGTTCCAAGCTTGAGACGAAGGAGCAGGAAGCACAGGAGGCCACCCAAACCAACTCGGCCTCCAGAGGGGACAATCCGTTCTCTCACCTGCAAGACCTTTCGTCCATTGAGCAGGAAGCAGAGAAGGCCAGATGGCTCAAGTATAAGTGCGAGGAAAACCCCGATGGCTTCGAGCACTCGGGAGAGTTTTACTCTGCGGAACAAGTCCGTTCGATGAAGGTCAACGCAATGAAGGCCCTTGAACTCCACCTTCCTAAGCAGAAGGCGGCGCTCGATGCCAAGGCTGCGCTTGAACCTATTATCGACCAGACATATCCGTGGTGGAAGAACAAGGAGTCAAAGGAGTACCAGCTCGCCCAGCAGGTGCTCAAGCATTATCCTGACTTCAAGCGTTTCCCCGATTATAAGCTTTTCGTTGGAGATTATGTGAGAGGTTTTATTGCCAGGGAAACAACGGCTCTCGCCGCCAAAGCCAAGGCAAAGCCCGCTCAGAATCTGGGCATCAGACAGACCGCCAACCCTTCCAGGATCAAGTCGAACGGCATCTCGACTAGAGCTGCGAAGGCCCAGTTGTCAAAGCAACTGGATGAAGACAGCCTCACTAGCTACCTGATGTCCTCTAACATTATCTAACCCAGAATCCTACAATGGCTTCACTTACAGAACGCGACCTTTCCCAGGCCAACAAAATTGGCCGCCGGGAAGAACTCGCCAACCTCATCTCCCTCGCCGATGCGAAGGAAACGCCGTTTACCTCGATGGCGAAGAAGGGTGCCCAGCCGGGCCAGACCTTCTTCCGCTGGCAGGTCGACCGTCTCCCCGCCACCGTGCTTCCCACCCCCGTCGTTGACGGTACCGCTGTCACCACCTTTAACAACTACGTTAAGGATGGCGCCACACAGTACAGAGTCGAAGCGAACAACAGAATTCAGATCTTCCGTGACTCCATCCAGGTGTCCCGCCTGACTGAATCCTCGGTCACCAACATTGCTGGTGTCCGCTCCGAGCTTGCCAACAACACCGCCAAGGCGATGATTAACATCAAGCGCCAGATGGAGTTGACGATGACCTCGGCTCAGGCTTCCGCTGCTGACAATGGCACTACTCAGGGCTACGCCACACGTGGTCTTGACAAGTGGCTCGTTGCCTCCGCCAACATGGATGCCGAGCTTCCCGCTGCCTTCTCGAACTTCTGCCTTGCCGCCGACCAGATTGACACGACCGCCGTCGCCAATCTCACGGAGACCAATGTCCAGAATCTCCTGACTGGTATCTACAAGCAGACCGGCCGTTATCGCAACTACGACCTCCTTGCTGGTGTCGCCCTGAAGCGTCAGTTCACGAACTTCGTGTACACGACTCCTTCCAGCGGTTCCACCGACTCGCTCCAGGCCGTTCGTACGCTGACCCGCTCGGCTGACACCGACGCCATCATCTCCGCCGTTGACATCTTCGAGGGTGACTTCGGTAAGCTTCGCATTCACCCCTCGCTGTTCCTCAAGAACAACA